GTATACACACCTCGTAGTACTTTTTGCCTATACCATCCATAAAACGTATGTATACACATACACACCTGTTGCTAAAAAACCACAAAAAATACGAAAAAACCCGGTAGAATGTGTGTATACACACCTTTTAAGGACCAAAAATGAAGCGCTGGAACCTGTTTTTACCCCCAGAACTCATCGAAAAATACAAGCAAATGGCCACCAAAAAGGGCGTTTCCTCGGCAGAAATGGCCAGAATTGCCATGGAAAAGTACGCTCAAGCCGTGGAAAAAGCGCAAAAAGCTGCTGCGGAGACCACAAATGCTGGCTGATGACACCCCCATGGACGATTCGCCGCTGGAATACCGCCCCAAAAACGTCTCGTTCCCGCAAATCAGTGAAGAGATGGTGGCCTCGGTGGCCCTTGGCCTAGAAGATGAGCTGGTTGTGGCCAGCCGCCACGGTCTATCAATCGAGCAGTACCAAGAATTAGCCGCGCAGCCTTGGTTTCAGCTCCAAATTCAGGTCAAACGCTCTGAGTACGAGAAAAATGGCGTCACGTTCAAGGCCAAGGCCGCATGGATGGCTGGTGAGTTGCTCGATCAGGTGTACGTCACTGCGGCGTCCCAAGATGCCAGCCTGAACCAGAAGCATGAAGTCCTCAAGACGCTCATCAAGGCCGCAGGTCTGGAGCCCAAGGAGGAAAAAGTCAAGGACACTGGCCCGGGGTTCAGTATCAGCATCGACTTGGGCGGTGGCCAGAGTATCAGTTTGAGCAACCAGCAGACCATCACGCCGGTTACACTGGACGCAGAGGTCAAGGAGATCAAGAATGCCTAAATCCAAACTGGAAACAAGACTGACACGCCAGATCGCTGCGCGGGGCGAAGACAACGCCAGCGGCATCGCGCACGGCCTGTTGGTTAAACGTGGGCACATCAAGTCGGATGGCACGTTGACTGCGGCGGGTAAGAAGCGTCAGGATTTGGGTAACGATGGGCGGGCCAAGGACCGGGAGTCAAAGTACAGCGGCGGTAAGAACAAGCCCGGCGACTACAAATACGACGCCAAGACCAACGCAGCGACACTGAAAAAATGAGCAACTACAAACCGACCGAGACCCAGCGTAACTTCATGCTGGATGAATCCTACGTCAGGGTGCTGGCGGGGCCAGTCGGGGGTGGTAAGTCCGTTACTTGCGTACATGAGCTGGTTCGACTAGCCTGTGGCCAGAAGCCTAACGCCAAGGGTATACGCCGGACACGGGCCATCATCGTGCGTAACACGGCTGACCAGCTGGCGCTCACGACGCGTAAGACGGTGTTTGACTGGCTGCCGCCCGGTGAGGCTGGTATCTGGAAGGCTGTGGAGAAGACGTTTATCCTGATGGCCAAGCTGCCAGATGGGACTCAGGTCGAGTCGGAATGGATTTTCATTCCGCTGGATACGCCAGACGACGTACGAAAAGCGCTGTCACTGGAGACCACGTTCTTGTGGGGAAACGAGAGCCGAGAACTCAACAGTGAGGTTGTGGACGGTCTGCTGTCACGTCTGAACCGATATCCGTCGGCCAAGGACGGTGGACCCACCCGGTCGTGTGCGCTGTTCGATACCAACATGCCCGACGAGGACACATGGTGGCACGACAAGATGGAGAACCCGCCGAGCAACTGGGCCATCCACAAGCAGCCTGCAGCGATCATCAAGCCAGCTGTGTACCTTGAGCGGTTTGGCGAAGAGCCGGAAGAGGTGCTGCTGGATAAGGATGACAACGAGTGGACTGTTAATCCTGAGTGCGACAACTACAACCACTTGCCCAAGCAGTACTACCCCAACATCATCCCGGGCAAGACTGAGGATTGGCTGCGGGTGTATCTGCGCTCGGAGTATGGCCGCTCGCTGTCTGGCACCCCGGTGTACGAGAAGACGTTCACGCATGAATTCCATGTGTCTAAGGACAAGATCAAGCCGATCCGCAGCGAGGACTACCCGGTCATCATCGGTCTGGACTTCGGGCGCACACCGGCAGCGGTGTTTAAGCAGCGCGACCCACGCGGGCGTGTCGTGACTCTGGCTGAGCTGACGTCGGAGAACATGGGCATCGAGACCTTTCTGCGCACCAAGCTGAACCCGTTCATCGCGAACAACATGCAGGGCTGCTCGTTCCTCGTTGCGCCAGACCCGGCTGGGTACGCCAAGCAGCAGCAAGGCGAGATGTCGTTGGTGGACATCGTCAAGCAGGCTGGGTTCAAGTGCCAACGCCCTCCCACTAACGATCCCGAGAAGCGCGTGCAGGCAGTCGAGCGCTTGCTTGTACAACAGTTGGAAGGTAAGGCGATGTACCTGATCGACCCGGGCTGTACGCAGCTCATCAAGGGTTTCCGGTATGGCTACCGGTACAAGATCAAGAAGTCTGGCGAGATGGAAGACAAGCCAGACAAGAACCAGTTTTCGCACGTCCACGACGCCAATCAGTACGCCGACTCGGTCATCGACATGAACATCCGGGGGGCTACGCTCAGCTCTGGGCGGCGTGAAATCAAGAAGTCCGGCTATTCGTACTCTTGACCGTCCACCCGCTAGGGGTACAATTTAGGCAATATCTTCTTGGAGCCACTATGGCCACAGGCATCGCTCTCATTCCCGTCGCCCGCAGCTCTGACTTGGAGCGGGAGTCGCAGAAACGCAACTCAGACATGCAGGCATCGCAGGTCATCCAAGGCTTGGCAGCTCACGCACGCAAGCGCTGGGAGTCTTCACGCGAAGCCAAACGGACCATCGAGGAGCGCATGCTGCAGTGTTTGCGCCAACGCAACGGCGAGTATGACCCTGACAAACTGGCTGACATCAAGCGCCAAGGCGGCTCGGAAATCTACATTCAGCTGTCCTCGGTGAAGTGCCGTGCCGCGACGAGCTGGCTGCGGGATACCTTGCTGGGTACTGGCTCTGACAAGCCGTGGAGCCTTGAGGCGACACCTGAGCCCACTCTGCCGCCTGAGTTGGTCCAAGAGTTGATGGCCAGCATGCAGCAGCAGCTGCAGGTCATGATGGAGCAGGGCTTGGCCATGCCAGACCCCACACAGTTGCGAGAGTCCGCAGCCCAGATGAAAGACGCAGCGATGCGCCGTCTGCGCGAGGAAGCCAACGAACGCGTTGACCGCATGGAACTCAAGATGGAGGACCAGCTCATCGAGGGTAACTGGACCGACGCCCTGAATGCGTTCTTGGACGACATCGTGACGTTCCCTTTCGCTGTGCTCAAAGGCCCGGTAAAACGCAAGCGCAAGACCATGGCTTGGCAAAACGGCCAGCTGGTGCCGTCTGAAGAGATTCGCAACGAGTGGGAGCGGGTTGACCCGTTCATGCTCTACTGGGCACCATGGGCCTCAGACATTCAGGACGGCTTCATTGTTGAGCGCCACCGCATGACCCGTGAAGACCTGCAGGCTCTGATGGGCGTGCCCGGGTACAACGACGACGCGATCCGTTCCGTGCTCAACAGCTTCGATACTGGCAACCTGAACGAGTGGCTGTGGACTGACAGCGCCCAAGCTACGGCTGAAGGCAAGGACACCACCCAGACCATCTTCACGACAGACCTGATCGACGCCCTGCAGATGTGGGACAGCGTCAAGGGCAGCGACCTGCTCGACTGGGGCCTGTCGAAGAAAGAGATTCCTGACCCAGACCTGAACTACCCTTGCGAGGTGTGGCTGGTCGGCTCCACAGTGATCCGCGCTGTGCTGAACTACGACCCGCTGGGCCGCAAGCCGTACTACGTGACATCCTACGAGAAAGTCCCCGGCGCTGTCGCCGGTAAGGGCGTGACTGACCTGTGCCGCGACTCCCAGAACATGGTGAACGCCGCTGCTCGCAGCTTGGCCAACAACATGGGCATCAGCTCTGGCCCGCAGGTGGGTGTGAACGTGTCGCGCCTGCCCCCGGGCGAGGACATCACAGAGATGTACCCATGGAAAATCTGGCAGTTCCAGAGCTCTGAGTTCAACGACGGCTCGCAGCCGCTGCAGTTCTTCCAGCCCAACAGCAACGCTCAGGAACTCATGGCCGTGTTTGAGAAGTTCTCAGCCCGCGCCGACGAGGACACCATGATTCCGCGTTACATGACTGGCGACCCCTCGGGTGGCGCTGGCCGTACGTCGTCTGGCCTGTCCATGCTGATCTCCAACGCTGGCAAGGGCATCAAGCAGGTCATCAGCAACATCGACCGCAACGTGATCGTGCCCTCTATCGAGCGTCTGTACCAAGACAACCTGCGCTACAGCAAAGACCCAGACCTGATCGGTGACGTCAAGGCTGTGGCCAAGGGCGCGACCAGCTTGGTGGTCAAGGAAGCTGAGGCAGTTCGCCGCAACGAGTTCCTGCAGATTGTGCTCAACAGCCCAGTGGCCCAGCAGATCGTCGGTATGGACGGTGCAGCGGAGCTTCTGCGCGAGCAGGCCCGCAACCTGAGCGGCAACGTGAACCGCATCGTGCCAGACCGCCCAACGCTGACGGCCATGCAGACTCTGCAGCAGCAAAACGCACAGCTCCAAGAGCAGCTGGCCATGATCGCAGGCGAACTGCAAGGCGGCGCTCCGGGCATGACACAAGGCCCAGCGCCGAAGAATATGCTGCCTGACGGCAGCCAAGTTGGTGGTCGTGAGGGAAATATGATTTCGCCACGCCCCAACGGAGTTTGACTTTTTCTGAATTTGTTGTATAGAATCCACACATGAAGATTTTTGTAGGCCAAAAGCCTGACCGGCAGCACATGCAAGCGTTGATTCGCTGCAAGCTGCAAGAAAACGAGCCGCTGTTGGCGCTGTTTCGGATGAAACTTGAGGAGACCAAAAACTCCTTGATGGTTGCAGAAGAGCCGCACCGCATACACCGACTCCAAGGTCAGGCCCAAGCCTTATCAGATTTCCTCGAAGCGGTTGAAAAATCGTCAGAGGTCTTCGACCGGATCAAGTGATCCGAATTTTGTAAATCCGAGCAAACCATTATGCGAACGGCAGACCGCAGTAGGAGCCTGAAGCAGAGTTGGAGCCCAAGGAGAATTGAATGGCATTGCCAAGACAAGTAGAAGCTCAGTTACGTGAACTGGAAGCACTGGAAAAGCAGCTGACCGACGCACAGAACCCTGCCCCCGCAGACCCTGCGCCAACCCCAGCAGAGCCTCCCCAAGACCCACAGCCCGCGCCTGCAGAGCCCAAGCC